GGCTGTCGTGCGGGTGAGCCGGCGGGGTGGGTTGGGCAGTGGTAGAGCCTGGACGCTCGCTCTAAATTCCGCGAGCAACGTGGCCATGGTGGTGAATGCAGTGGCGTACGTCAATGATCAACGTGCCGCCAATGGGGGGCGCCTCATGGACGTGTTCGCTGCCGTCGTGGGCGATGATGTGCTGGCTGCTGGCTGCGCGAGCGACATCTCTGACCTCATGCGTGCTTACGCAGACATGGCTACTATCTCGGCGGGGGGCAACGCCGGCCCGTTGGCAGATCACCGACTGGCGACGGGTCATACCTTCGAGGGTGGTAGCGGCCCGCTGCATGAGGCGGAGTTTTGCAGCGCGCTGTTTGTTCCGTGCGAGGTGGGCGGGGAGCCAACCTACGTGCTAGCGCCGAAGCTAGCTCGCGTGCTAGGCAACATGCCGTTCACCACGGACGCGCTTTCACTTGCCGCGCGCCTCAGCCGGTCCTGGGAGGTCAATTCTGGGCTAGTCAACGTCGCGGCGCTTTACCCGTTTGCTCGTAAGGCAGTGCCCTACCTCGCCAATAACATGCGCGGGTACTTCCAGGCACGGTATCAGGACCGCGACTACGAGCACAAGATCAACGTCAAGACCATGTGCCGCCCCACTGAGGCCACACTCACCTTCTGGCGTGATCGATATGGCGAGGGGGTTGAGCAACTCGATGGCATGTGGCAACCGGACTTGCTCACCTACCAGAGTGCCGTGTTCGACCAGGTGTTCGCTATCGACGCGGGTGTGCCCATGGACTTTACTAGTCGCACTTTGGTGTACCCGCAGCGGCAGGTGGCGGGTGAGTTGAACCGAGCCGACCGCAAAATCCGTGCGGCCTGGACCGGTGTGCCCACACTGCAGGCGATAGGGCACCGCTGTGCTGGTTGGGCGCAGGAGGCTGTCAGACGCATGTGCCTGGCCAGCCAGGTTGCGTTGTACCCGGTCCTCATGCCCGGCAGGTCGTTGCTGCCATTATCGTCCTTCCTCCGCAACCACTCCGCCATCGTGCTCAGCGGTCCCGTGGCAGAGGAGCTCAGCCGGTCAGCCGCCATGTGGTTGGCAAGGCGCATCAGTAATGGCGGGCGCGTCGGCTGGGTCGTCGCCGC